TAATATAGAAGTAAAGTCTGAATCTTTAGAAGAAATAGAACAAAAATATGCAGAACTAGCCTTATTGGTAGGTAAGGATAATACTCCTATTAAATATTATAACCAAGCAACAGGTGAATATTTATTTACTGATAAAGAAATTTCTTTACCAGAAGGAGATACTATAGAAGGAGAAGGAAAAAGTATAAATGAAATAAATGCTTTAAAAAAAGCTAGAAATGACGCAGAACAAAAAGCTAGTCAGGGAGGATTTAGATTAGGTGCATTAGTAAAAGCAATACCTAGTAGATTAGGTGATGAATATATTTATAGAGCAACTTATATTTTAATAAAACCAGAATAATGAGTTATATACCAGAACAACCAAATGTATATCAAGGAAAACAAGTAATAATCAATTCTGATAGATTATTATTTAATGCTAAAAATGACTCTATATTACTAATAGCAGACAAATCTATAGCTTTTAATACTAAGGGAACAATAAATTTTGATACTGGTACTAATGTAGATAGTAATAAATTTATAATAAACTCTCCTAATATACATTTAGGCTTAAAAATATCAGATAATTTTTCACCTCCAACAGAACCTGGTGTTTTAGGAGATAAATTAGAAGAAATTTTAAATGAATTAATTGATTTTTTATATAGTGATCTTGTTATCTTTTTAAGATCAGAATATAAGTTAAGAATTCCAGATGGAACTACACATGGTGTAACAGCATCAACCAAATTTAATAATTTAAGAAGAAAATTAGATTTAATAAGAAATAGTTTAAAAGATTTTAAAAGTAATACCGTAAAACTAACATAATGGCAGAATTTGAAGCAAATGAATTTAGACCCGATTTATCAGAATTATTGGGAGATGAAATAGCTACTATAGTAGAAAGTTTAAAAAAAGATCCTACTAATTTTTTACAAGCAACTCAAAACATGCTTCATGGGAAAGTTATAGAGTATGGTGAACAAGCTAAAATTAAAGCTAGAAAAGAAGTAGATAAAAAAAAGGAGGAAATATTAAAAAAAATACCTACAAAAGAGGAATTAATATCTAAATTTTCTTCTTTTGCTTGTAGTCCTCCCGCTCAAAAAGCAATGACTAGGGCTTACAATAGTTTAAGGGATGTTATAAATAAAGCTAATAAATCTATTATTCCATTACAACAAAAAATAGACTCATTAATTAACCAGGGAGAAAATATAAAAAATATAATAAGAAGTACAGGTGAAAAATTAAAAAAAATAGCATCTATAATAGCTATAATAGGAGCTATTATATTAATACTACAAGCAATACTTTTTGCTCTTGGATCTATACCTCCACCTTTTACAGTTCCAGATGCTATCTTAAGACCTTTAAGTAATATTATAAATAGTATAAGTGATATAGTGGGTGCCTTTGCGGCTATATTAATAGATTCCTTACCCGAAACCCTAGCCGATTTAGGAAATTTAGTAATTAGAATAGGTCTTTCTATTATAGCTCTTAAGGGTATAATAGTTACTTTAATTGGTACTTTAGATTTTATACAAAAGGCCCTAGAAGCTTTATATTTAAAATATTTAAATACTTGTAATTTAACCCCTCAAAATGATCCTGAAGATGCATATACTTATATAAATCAATCTGATGAAGATTTAAATAATTATTATGATGAAACTTTACAAGCACTACAGGCAGCTGGTAATGAAGAAGTAATACAAAAAATATTTAATGCTAATTTTCAACAAATAGGATATAATCGTTTTAAAATTTAAAATTTATTTATATTTATTAACAAACAATAATTAAAATTATGAAAGCAAAAACTTTTGAAAATCTAATTAGAAAAATAGTTAGGGAAGAAATCGATTATGCGTTACGTAGAGAAATTAAATCACTTAAGGAAGATTTGCGTGATGAGTTAAAACCAACTATTACAGAACATAAAGAAAAATTAGTTGAAATACCTAAAACAAATCAATCATCTTTAAAGGAAAAAATAATGGGTAGAAAACCATTTAAAAAACAAAGTTTTGTAGGTAATAATACATTAAATGATCTTTTAAATGAAACAGCTGCAGGAGATACTAATACTCAATCTGCTATGGCTCCAGTAAGTGATCCCTTTAGTACATCAGGAATAATACCTACGGAAACAATGCCCAAGGGTATTGCTAATGTAGTAAATAGAGATTATAGATCATTAATGAAAGCTATAGATAAGAAAAAAGGAAAATAATAAATGCCTATTATACAGTCCATAAGAAAAATATCACCTCTAGATATTGATAAAAATATTAGAGTGGGAGTAGCTTTTCCCTTAAATGATGTTAATATTTTTAGTGGTACACAGACTGTAAAAGAGCAAGTAAAATCTAATTTAGTAAATGTATTACTTACAGAACCAGGTGAAAGAATTAATATACCCAATTTTGGGGTAGGATTAAAAAATTTACTTTTTGAATCTAATATAAATGTAGAACAATTAAAGGAAAATATTACTCAACAAATTAGTATATATATACCTGAAATTAGTTTAGAAAATACTGTTGTAGATTCAATACCTGATGAAAATAAATTATTTATAAAAATAGATTATAATTTTAATTTAGATAACACAACAGATAGTATACAATTAAATTTTGACTAATGGCTTATAGTAAAGTATCCAATAAAACACAAGATAAAGATGTAAAATATCTAAGTAAAGATTTTACTTCTTTTAAAAATCAATTAATAGAATTTGCAGAAGTATATTTTCCTAATAATTTTAATGATTTTAGTGAAGGTAATCCAGGTATGATGTTCTTAGAAATGGCAGCTTATGTAGGTGATGTATTATCATTTTATACAGATACACAATTAAGAGAATCATTTTTAACATTAGCACAAGAGGAAGAAAATTTATATAATTTAGCTTATGCCCTAGGATATAAACCACAAGCAACTAAGGCATCTTCAACTGATTTAAATTTATTTCAATTAGTACCTTCTAAAATAGACTCATTAGGTAGATATGAACCAGATTATGATTATTCTTTAAGAATAGCAGCTAATTCTATTTTTAATACTCCTGGAGGAAAAAGTTTTTATACTGATAGATTAGTAGATTTCTCTTTTTCTTCATCATTTGACCCTACAACAGTAAGTATATTTCAATATGATGGATCAAATAACCCAGAATATTATCTTTTAAAAAAATCAACACAAGTTATTTCGGGACAAATAAAAACACAAACATTTACTATAGGAGCTGCTGAAAAATTTAAAACACTAACCTTATTTGATTCAAATATTATTTCAATAGAATCTGTAGTAGATTCAGACAATAATGAATATGTAGAAGTTCCATATTTAGCCCAAGATACTATTTTTGAAGAAATTGAAAATACAGCTACTAGTGATCCTGATTTAAATGGGTTTAATGGACAAACACCTTATTTAATAAAACTTAAAAGATCTACTAGAAGATTTATTACTAGATTTAAAGCCAATAATGAATTAGAAATCCAATTTGGAGCGGGTACTAGTGATAAAGCAGATGAACAAATTATCCCTAACCCGGATAATATAGGTTTAGGTATTAGAGATGGAAGATCAAAATTAGATATAGCATATGACCCTTCAAACTTTTTATTCACTAAAGCATATGGTCAAGTCCCATCTAATACTACATTAACTGTTACTTATATAGTAGGTGGCGGTTTAGATTCTAATGTTAATAGTAATACTATTACAAAAATAGGACAAATAAGTTCTGTACCTAATAATTTAGGTGTAGACACGGGATTATTACAATTTATACAAAATTCTATAACATGTAATAATCCAGAAGCTGCTAAAGGAGGAGGAGCAGGTGATACTATGGAAGAAATAAGAATGAATACTATGGCTGCCTTTTCTGCACAAAAAAGAACGGTAACTAAGGAAGATTATCTTATTAGAACTTTATCTATGCCAGCTCGTTTTGGTAGAGTAGCAAAAGCATATATAACCCAGGATGATCAAATTTCTCCTTTAACAACTGAAGCTAATCGTATACCTAATCCCCTAGCTTTAAATTTATATACTTTAGGATATAATGCTAATAAAAATTTAACTACTTTAAATAAAGCTACAAAAACTAATTTAGCTACTTATTTAGAACAATTTAGAATGTTAACTGATGCTATCAATATTAAAGATGCTTTTGTAATTAATTTTGGTATTAATTTTGAAATAACAACTTTTAAAAATTATAATAATGAAGAAATACTATTAAATTGTATAACTGAATTACAAGATTATTTTAATGTGGATAAATGGCAAATAAACCAACCTATTATAATATCAGAAATTGAAAGCTTAATTGGAGGTATTATAGGTGTTCAAACAGTAGAAAATTTAACTTTAGATAATAGAAGTGGAACCTTAGGAGGTTATTCACAGTATAAATATGATTTTGGTCAAGCTACAAGAAATGGTGTAATATACCCCTCATTAGATCCAAGCATATTTGAAATAAGATTCCCAAATACAGATATTAAAGGACGAGTAACAACATACTAATATGGCATATTATTTTATATTTCCCGAAAAAGACGCAACTATATATAGTCACCCTAATAGAACTGATTTAAATACAGGACATGATGAAATTTTAGAAATTGTAAAAGAAAAAGGAAATTCTGATCCACATTATTATCCTTCAAGAGTTTTAATTAAATTTAAAAATGAAGATATACAATCAGCAATTCTTAATAAAGTAGGACCTGGAGTTTTTAATAATGGTATTTCACAAGTATGTTTACAATTACTTTCATCAGAACATAAAAATTTAGAAGAAGTATTAAATTTAGATGTATTTGCCATATCTCAATCATGGGAAGAAGGCACAGGTAGATATAGTAATTTACCCTCTAGTTCTAATGGTTGTACTTGGATACATAGAAATAATGGCAGTACAGAAACAAGAATAAGAGATAAATGGACTACATCAAGTTTTGGACCGGGATCTACAGGATCTATAAGCTCTTCCGTTATAACAGAAGGTGGAGGTGTTTGGTATACTGGTAGTGGTTTTCAATCATCACAACAATTTTTAACTGGTGATAATTTAGATACTAATATTGATGTAACTTCTATAGTACAAAAATTTAGTTCAAGTTTATTTAGTAACACTCAATATCCTACAGGTATTGATAATCATGGTTTTTTAATTAAACAACCAGATGTAATAGAGGTAGATACATCAGGTAGTTTTGGAGAATTAAAATATTTTTCTACAGATTCTCATACTATATATCCACCTAGATTAGTTTTTAAATGGGATGATTCAATATATCCTTCTGAATTTACTAGTAGTGCTAAACAAAGTGGTGAATTAAATCTTTCATTATATAGAAATAAAGAAGAATATAATCAAAAAGATGAAGCTATTTTTAGAATTCATGTAAGAGATAAATATCCCACTAGACAATTTACTTCATCATCCAATTTTTTAAATGTAGGATATCTTACAACATCTTCTTTTTATAGTATAAGAGATGCCCATACAGAAGAAGAAATTATACCTTTTGATACTAGATTTACTAAATTAAGTGCAGATAGTGAAGGTATGTATTTTAAAGTATTTATGGAAGGCCTACAACCCGAAAGATATTATAGAATATTATTCAAAAATATCAATAATGAAGAAACAATAGTATATGATAATAATTACCATTTCAAAGTAGTTAGATAATGGCAAATATACCTCCAAATAATTCAGTAAAAATATCCCCTAAGGAACCAAAACCTATATCTCCAACTTCAGGTAATGGAAGTACAGTTACTTTTACATCAGGAGATAAAAAAACACCTAAAATATCTTATACAAAAATACCTTTTGCAGAAAAAGAAAGTAAAGCTGACTTATTAGCTAATAATATTTTAAATAAAAAAAATACATCTACTCCTATAATTAAGGATTCAAGTCTAGATGATAATATAGTAAATGTGCAAATGAATAAGTCGGTTTATGGTAATTTTGCTATAAATAATAATTTGGATTCGGAATTTACAGAATTAGGAAAAACTGATTTAAATAGAGATGTATCCACATTTTTTAATTTGTATGAAGAATTATTTTACGATATACCTACTAAAGGTGGTATTGAATCACATGAAAATTTAGTTTTAAGATCTAGGGATTATTTAAGGGGTTTTACTGATCCTAAAGACATAGAAATAGAAGGATTAATTACACAGATAGAAGAACTAAATGATAAAATTCTACAATTAGAAAGTAGGCCCCCACTTAACATAAATCAAGACTTACAAGATAATCTTGAGGGACTAGCAGATAATATAACATCTACTGTAACTGATATTCAAGATGATTTAGAAGAAGATTTAGCTGAACCAGAAATAATAGATGAAAACGAAGATGGTATAGATGATACTACTCAATCTTTTTCTAATCATGGTACACCTAAAAGATTGATTCTACAAACATCTAATAATAATGCAAATAAAGCTCTACAAAATCCAGGATGTGTTTATTATAAAGATAAATATTATGGTAGAGATATATATATATTTTCAAGAAAAGTAAAAAAAGTAAGAAATAGAGTTGTAATATATGATGGTGCAAGAGGAAAAAAAGGACGAAGATTTATAATAGATATAGATGATGGTAAATCATATAAAATAAAGAAAAGACACTGGAAGTCAAAAAATTATAACAAATTAGATATATTTGGATTGGATAATTAATGGCAAAAATTACAAACATATTACAAAATTCAAGAATTAGTATTGATAATACTATTACTTCTAAAAACATTCAAAAACGTTTTGGAAAACCCGAAGATAATGTAGAATTATATATTTTAGATATTGGAAATAATATAGTATTTTTTGAAGAAGATTTTACAGAATATCTTCCTGAAAATATTAATGAGGGCTTATTTTCAGAATTTAATATGGATCCCGTTGCTTTATTACGTAATAAAGGTTTTACGGTAGGTAAATATAAAATTGTTCTTAATATTCATAAGAAAAAAATATTTAATGATTTCAATAAAAACTTTAAAATAGTAGAAATATCTCCTAGTAGAAGAGAAATAAGAACTATAGGTCAAAATATACCCGAAGAAAGATTAGAAATTTCAATTAGGAACTTTATTAGAGATTTAGAAAATTCTATATTATTTAAGGATTATGCTTTAAATTTTGGTAATAATAGAATATCTACTGCTATTAATATTAAAATTAATAAAAGAGGTAGATCACTAGAAATATTATTTAAATTATTTGAACCATTACCTTCTTCTGTATCTAAAAATGATACATTTAGAATAGTAGAAGAAATAACAGATCCTATATCTTTAAATGTAGATATGGGTACTCCCGAGGAATTAGATAGAACCGAACAACTTCAGGGTCCTAACTTTAAAATAGATGTACGTTTAAATAATAGTGTACCTTCTACTTTTAAAACATATAATGATGTATTAAATTATAATTTAACATCATCTTATCAAAATTTATTAAATCAGCTTGAAAATAGAGAAATACCTCAAATACAATATGATTTTATAAGACCTGTATCAGCAAGTATAGATAGTTTAGAAATACCTTATCATTTTGAAAATTTTGTACATTTTAGTAGTGCTACTGAAAGATTAAAAAACTTTGAATATAAATTAAAGTTAATAGAAAATTATAATAGTGATTTACAAAATATAAATGATATAACAGGAGGAACAACGGGTTCAAGCTTTGTTTTAGTAGCTAAAGATGATATAAATTCTAAAATTGAAAAATTAATAAAAGGGTTTGATGGGTATGAACAATTTTTATATTTTACTTCTGGTAGTGATTATACATGGCCTAAATTAAATAATACATACCCCTATACTATATACCAAAAACGACAAAGTAAAGCAGTATACGATTAGCTTAAATCCCAGCCTGTATGCGGTGCAGCTTTCTTATTATCTACGGCAACTTTAATTTCTTTACTCGCAAGCCATTCATTAAAGGC